TTGCAAGACAATAGATTTGGAAGACAGCTCACAGAGGACGGATGGTAAGCAAGAAGAAACATCATCAAGAGTATTCAGCTCAACCTGATAAAGATTGATTTCACAAAGCTCACGGAACAGATCGGATTATAGGGATAATACTCAAAAGCATACTATCTGTTTAATCTCGATAGATACTAATAGTGCATTGAGGCTTTGGGTACTTTAGCTGTGCGTACGAAAAAAGAATACATTTGCTTGTCTCATTTCTCAAAAAGACGCTAATTCGGATGGGCACACGGACCGACAAAGATCATAAGATTGACCAAGAATACGTGGATTGGATCCCGCAGACCAGCACAAGACGAACGTATCAGAAAGCTAAAGCTCAACAATACAAGTGAAATAGCAATGAAAATACCAGTCCTGCGTCCCTTCCATTACCCGCCAGCAAACCCAGCCCATCTCTTGAGCATGTATGAAGCTAACGTACAAGGAGTCATATCTCGGTAAAACACCGCAAAAAAGCCTTACATCACAGCCTCATTCGGGAAGATAAATGTCCCTCTGACAGCTTCTTTACCAAAGGCTATATTGGAATATATGGCTTTTCAGGGGATACCAGTATCAACATCAGATCTCAACAAGGTATCCAATGAACATCACGGCCATCCTACAAATCGTTATCTATCTAACATCGTAGATGGAGAAGGTTTATATAGGACTCTCGAAATGATCAAAAACTCCAGTTCTGCGTCTGTCATTGTCTAACCAGGAGCAAAATATACTGCACGGCAACGACAGCTCAATGCCTTTTTCATACCGACATGGTCGTCTCTATTCAGTAGTAAGCGAAACTAAAAAGGAGGCGATTGGTACAGCACAGTAAAAGGGGCATTTTAGCAAGCAGCTGATTCACTGATGCGTGGATATGAAAGGAGAGACAGTGATCTTGTCGAAGACTTCTACGATGTTTATTTAAAAATGACTGATCTCTTCTAACATTGGATTACCGCAATATCCTGGATATAAGTAGAATAATACGTCTTATAAAACCAAAATTCAAAGATGATCTACTACTTTCCAGTCAGACCTAATGCCATCGCATGTGATCAATTGTATCATCGATAGAACCTCGATAAATATCGCGCAGGATTCAACAGAAAGAGTAACATATTCTTCCTTGATGTAGGGATAGCATACATTCAGTAGTATTAGTTTGTTTAAATTGGAAAGTATTATTACCTTGAACATGACACTCATTACTATTTGACTAACTGGAGGCCTAATGTAGAAGGATTGCACATAATATCGGGAATAAACTTCCCAGATGTCCCAGGCTATTACCCCCTAGCATGCAATTAAGGAAGCATAAAAATATTCAGCGATAAAGGAAACTACAATGTGAAAATGATCACAAACTCGAGCGGGCAAATTTATTCTCATCCAGCTACATTCGTAAAAGGAGCAGACCGTGTGTTTAACATGGGAGGATATCAATTCTTCTTGAGTGTAGTTGAGACCCAGCAACGAGAGATCGTGAACCTCTGTGGACCACATTTCAACACCGATAGGAGTATCTTCCTGACTTCAATTTTGGATTTACTTTCAAATACCCAAGCAATGCTCTCAAGCATTAACAATTATAAGAATTATTGGAAAAATTATGTTTGGGGAAAAGAAGAATGGTAGATGCTCTCAAAAGCATTGTCAATGAAGACGGAACTGAGGAATTGGAGAAAAGCAAATGAATTGTCACTGGCATGGATCCTCGGATAAGTTCAAACTACTTACACTTAGACTGAACTGAAAAATCAAATGTAGGCAGTCATCAATTGGGCAATGATAAGATCGGCAGCGCCATAAAAACTCGATATAAGCATATCAGGATACAGTTGGCAATGGCTAGAGTGGTTTCCTAGAGTGAAATAATTCACATTGGACCCGACTTTCTCCTAGACAGAGAGAGATTGGATCATTTGGCGAAAGACAGAAAGAGCGGCTATACCAAATATTTAATAGATACGTGAAAACCGCATGATCAGAGGAAGACCAGTCAGATAGAACGATGAAGCTGAATAAGATCATACTGTCTAAAACGTCACATCCCCAGAGGAGAAATAGCTGTAATCTTAAATTCCAGTCAAATAAACACATGATATCGAAAAGATAATACTGGATATTTTACGAGATGAAACAGTCAATCCATATATCGGGAAGCGTGGGAAAAGAGTAGTAGCATAGTCAAATTCTGAACAGATGCAATAAATTATGAAAACAGCTAAAGCTCTAATCTAATAGCAGACCTTGCTACGACAAAAACGATTGTAATCGTAAATTTCGGATATAAAGTTTAATTACTTTACCTACGCAGCAGGAGTGGACGGTGGAAGATACACATCTGTAATATGTAACTTAGACTAGCTAAGGGACTTGATTCAAATGGCTATTCAATTATCTGTAACAAAGAAAAAGGAATAACCTATTATCAGACCTCCTACAGTTAGAAAAGACTACTATCTAAGTAAACCATTTACAGCGGAAGATGTTTTACTAGTGCCAAAATCACTCAGAATACCCTCTATTCCAGATTCCTACTATGAAGAGATATAGCAAGCTCAAAAAATTTGGGCACAGAAGTACCCTTTCCCCGTTGAAAACAAGAAAAATCGCTTAGTTCCATTTAGAACTAACGCCCTAGCAGTTGAAACAGGCTATAAGCTTACCACACGTGATGACAATGTATAAGAATGGTAGGCTGGGAAGAGTGTACAAAACTTGCAATGGGCAGGCAATCGTCTATGGGGAAGTCAACCTGTTCAGGACTAAGATTACCTATAATGGGCTCGCCCGCATGTGAACAAAGCTATGAACTTTATTGGATAATACATAAGGAATAATGAATCCCGCATGCGTGAAATCATCAAGAAGACATAGCCAATCCGGAGATATATGACAAAACCAGGATGGTCTCAAACTAAAAAGCAGTCCTATATCGAAAATTTCATTAAGCATGCTCAGCTAAAATCCC